TGAAAAGGAGCAGGTGATCCTGCCCAAGGACGACGTGATGGAGGCCCAGCTCTGCGGCAGACGCGTGCGGGTAAATTCCTCCGGACGGCTGGGACTGGAGGCCAAGGAGGACATGAGGAAGCGCGGGGCCTCGTCTCCGGACCGAGCGGATGCGGTGGCGGGAGTGTGCGGGGCCGTTCCGATATCTGGGGTGTTGACGGAGTTTCAAACCGACATTACATCGCAGAGTTACGAAGAGTACTTGCCACACGTCGTCGCGGAACGGGAGTTCTTCGAGGACGCGGGGATCTTCGCAGGAGGTTAAGCATGAGCATTTGGAATTGGATTCAGACGAACTGGACGGAAGTCGTCGCGGCTGTGGGAGGCATTGTCCTTGCGGCCCGCATCATTGTGAAACTTACCCCGACCGAGACGGACAACGTCTGGCTGGAGCGGGTCGTTAATTTCCTCAAAAGCGTGGGCCTTCACATTAAATGAAAAACTTTTGGGACAAAAAAAATCCCAACAAGTCTTCTCAGCCTCTCTCGCCGAAGGCCAAGGAATACGCCAAGGACAAGGCCCGCGAAGCGGGCCGTCCGTATCCGAACTTGGTTGATAATTCCGCTGCCAAGCGGAAGTTCAAGCTGGGGGTCTACTGATGGTGGACAAGGAGCGGATGTCCTGCAACAGGCCGCAACGCACGCCTGACGGGCCGAAGAAATTCGTCGTCAAGGCTTGCTCGGGCGGCAGGGAAAAGATCGTCCGCTTCGGAGACCCCGACATGAAAATCAAAAAACACATTGCCGAGCGGAAGGCCAGCTTTCGCGCCCGCCACAAATGCTCCGAAAAAACGGACAAAATGAGCGCGGGTTATTGGGCGTGCAAGTCATGGTGACCCGATGTTCCGAGCCATCCTTGAAATCATCTCACGACTTCTCGGGTTTCTGCCCAACCGAAACGAACTTGATGATTCCCATGCACGAGGTGAGTGGCGGAAGAATCGCGATTCCATTGATCGGGATCTTGCTCCTCAGCCTTGGTGGTTGCGCGACCACGCAACCCGTGGCGAGGACGAACGGCAACACTAGCCGACTGATGACGATGCCCGAATATGAGCAGGTCCGTTCGTCGAGCGAGGATGTCAAACGCTGGGCCCGCGAGGCCCTGCACACGGTCAACGATCTGGAATACGAAGTGAGGCGGGGCCGATGAAAGATCGTCGCGATTTATACCAGCTCCTGATGGAGGACGTGCGCGCCCGCACCTCGTGGGAGGAGCGGCAGAGACTTTGGTACGAGATGCGTCATGGCGGGCTGCGCCGAAAGAAGAAGCTGCCTTGGCAAGCTGACCTGCATTATCCCTTGGCCGATTCGCTGATCAACAAGCTCAAGCCGTTTTATTTCCAGCAGGTGTACGGCAACGAGCTGGCCGCAACCTTCATCCCGACCAACGACCAAGCCGACGAAGCCTTGGCGCGTCAGATGAGCATCTGGTTCGACCACCAGATCAAACAGAAATCCAATTTCGAGCAGGAGGTGCTGACGTGCATCGATCACACCCTCACGCAGGGCGTGGGCTATCTGAAGATCAGTTGGAATCAGGACAAGAAGACCGTCCACTTTGATTCCATCGATCCGATCAACATCATCCTGCCTTACTACACGACCGACCTTTCCAAGGTGGAGCGCATCTGCCACGTGATGCAGATGAGCGTGGATGCCTACAAGTCCAACGAACTTTATGATCAGGACATCCTGTCCAAGATCAAGGGCAGGGAATCAGAGGGAGCGAGAGCCACCACGTTCGAGGACACCAAGCTTCGCCGCGAGGGTATCACCGTGGGCAGCGAGTCCGATCAGGTGGTGGTGTGGGAAGTCTACGAGCGCACTCCGGACGGCAGGATCATGGTCCACACGTTCTCGCCCGTGGCTCCGGAGCACGACATCCGCCCGTCATTTGAACTTCCTTACAAGCATGGGGAAGTTCCGTTCGTTCCGTTTTTCACCGAGATCAAGGACAAGGGGATCTACTCGAGTCGCGGCATCTGCGAGATGGTGGCCCCTTTCGAGGCTTTCCTCTGCAAGCTGCTCAACGAAAAAGCGGACGCGATGACCCTGTACAACCGCCCGCTCTTCCGTTGCGAGCAGGACATTCCCAACACCAACAACCTTCGCTTTGGTCCCGCCACGATTCTTCCGGTGGGTGTGGCTCCGGTGCCGATGCCGCAGCCGCCGATCAGCTTCGATCAGGAAATGATCAACCAGCGCATGATTGCCGAGTATCTGACTTCCATGCCCGACTTCGGTCTGGCCCAGCAGCAGAGCTCCAAGAATGCGCGCACGGCCACCGAGGTTTCCCAGATCGGGGCCCTGATGGGCCAGAGCACGGACCTGCGGGCGCGGATTTTCCGCCTGAGTCTGGGCAAGGTTTACCGACAGGCGTATGCGGTTCTTTGCCAGTTCGCCCGCAAGGAACTCAATTATCTTTATGCCAACAGCTACAGGGCCCTACCGGAGCACGCCATTGGGGATCACTACGACGTGATGCCCAGCGGAAGTGCGGACGGCGTGAACAAGGCCGTCCAGTTCCAGAAGGCCGTGGCGAGGATGCAGCTCTTTGCTGGTAACCAGATTGTTGACCAAGTAGGTCTGGTCCGTTCGGTCCTCGAGACCGACGACCCGTCGCTGGCTACCAAGCTCGTGCTTGATCCCGCCACGCGCCAGCTTTCGCAAGGCGAGGAGCAATCGATGGAAAACCTCGTGATGGAGCAGGGCGTACCTGCGGCGGTGGACGCATCCGACGACCACCTTCTGCACATCAACGTCCTGCTTAACCGAATCCAGCAGCTTGAGCAGATGGGCGGAGGCTTGCCTCAGGCCCAGCAGCTCTACGCCCAGCACCTCGAGCAACACCTCCAGTACCTCGGGCTGCGCGACAAGAACATGGAGCGGGCCCTGCGGAAGCAGATTCGTGAGCTCGCCAAGCAGAAGGAAGCCCAGTTGTCCCAAGGAAACTCCACGACAATGGGGGCGATGTGAGTTGGTTTAGGAATAAGTTGCAAGCACTCAAGCTGGCATTAGATCTGCAACGCCATGTCAAAACAGGAGGCATCCCAGAATGGACACCCGAGGATTCCGGAGAACTTTCCCGATTCCTCGATTCTCCGTCTGGCAGGAAACTTTGGGTTTTACTTGGCCAGACCGTTGAGCGACGCGCTATCGCAGCCTGTAGTACAGGCGGTGCTCCTCACGATGCTGGCAGGGTCGTTGGCTTTCGTGAGGCACTTGCCGTGATCGAGTGGATGAAAGCCGAAAAGATTGACGATGAAATTTCCCCGAGGGTTGACGTAGAGGGCGCGTCTTCCCTGTTTGAAAGGTATAGCCCTTAACAACACGGGAGGGATAACCCGATAACCCTATGGCAACGACAGCCGAAACCAACGAGGTGAGACCGGACGTTTCACCAGCACTAGAGCCTACAGGTGAAATCACCGAGGCGCAGCTCATTGATATGCTCCACGAGATGGATGGCTTAAAGCCGCCATCGCGTGCGGCATCTCCGGAGCCAGCACCGAAGGAGGAAGCCAAGGCGGATACCAACCCATTGCCCGCCGATGGGAAGCTTGGTGCAGTCGAGTCCGAGCAAAAGCAAGAGGCCGACCAGCCTTCGCCCGTCGCGAAGGAAACGGAGGCCACAGAAACAGGTGACAATCCCCAGAAAGGGGAGGCCGCAGAGCCCGCGAAGGAGCTCGCTGCGGAACCCAAGGAAGCCAAGATCGAGGGAAGGCTTGCCAAGGATCAGGCGCGTTTGTCCGAGAGCTGGAAAAAGCTTGAGGAGGAAAAAGCGGCGGTTCGCAAGCAAGCCGAGGAACTAAGGCTCGCCAAGGAAAAGGCGGAAGAGGAGGCCATCAAGAGTGTGGCCCCCGATATGTCCAGCTCGCCCGAAGACCTGCGCCGTTACGCGCGGGACTGGGAAAACGAGGGCAAGGACCAGATCGCCGCCGAGGCGCGCAGGATGGCCGACCAGATCGAAAAGGCTCAAAAGCTTAAGGCCGAGCGCGAGGAGCGCATGACCAAGGAGCAGAATGAAGTCAGATCCACCAACGCACGGCGTTTGGTGGAGGACAATCCTGATCTTAAGAATCAGGAGAGCCCGCTCTACAAAGCTCTGTCTCAGGTCATTAATAACGAGGATAGGGAGCTGAAGGACTTTTTTGCCCGCAGCCCCAACGGCCTCGTTTACGGAACGCAGATCGCCAAGATGAAGCTCGCGGCGGAATCTGCGGCCTCTCTCCAAGAGGAGATTGCCACCATCAAAAAAGAGAACGAGGAGCTGAAGAAGAAGCTCAGCCTTGGTTCCTCCACGGGCTCCAAGCCCACGAAGGCCAAAAAGGACTTCGAGGAGATGGACTATAAGGAACAGGAAACATTCCTGAAGAAGATGCTGTCCGAATCAGAATCCGTTCTCGCAGGAGTATAACAAATCATGGCACAGATGAAATTGACCAATCCTGCTTCGCTCGGGAATTATTTTCAGCCCGTTCTGTCGAAGCAGTTGATTGATCGCATTGCAGAAACCCTGCGCCTCAACTCGCTCGCCCAGCAGGTGGACCTGCCGAAGAACCTCGGTTCCAAATCCGTGAAGTTCTTCCAGTTCACCGGCACGGCGGACGCGTCCGAAGTGCAGACCCTAACCGAAGGAACCCCGATCAGCACCTACCGTGAGCTCGGCCTCAACAGCGTTGAAGTCAGCCTCGCCCAGTACGGTGAAGCTCTCAACGTGTCCGACCTCTTGTCGAACCTGAGCCTCTTCAACGTGCTGCAAGAAGGTGTGAAGCTTCTCGGCGAAGATGCGGCCCTCAAGGCCGACAATCTCAGCCGCACCGAGCTGATCTCCGGAACCGACGTTGCTGGCGACAGCACCAAGAAACGCTACGGCCAAGGGCTGGCGAACTTCGCTGCGGTTAATTCCGCCGCTGCTTCCGCCGCCTATATTGATGCCGAGGACCTGCTCGACGCAGCCACGGAACTCAAGGCCAACAAATCCAACCCCCTCAACGGGAAGTTCACGGCTCTCGTGCCGCCTCAGGTGGCGCGCGACCTGTTCCGCGACACCGACTTCTTGAACTCGGTGTACCGCAACCCGACCAGCGGGGTGGGCAGTTTGTACGCGGGTGAGTTGGGGACTTTTTACGGTCTCCGCATCATCGAGCACACAAATCCATGGATTGAAGGAACCTCCGAGGGAACCTATTCCGCCAGCGGTTCGATCTACAGCACCATCGTGCTGGGTGAGAACGCGTTCGGAGTGGTTAAACTCTCCGGTGATAGCCCCTTCAGCCCGAAGGTGACTGTCCTCACGCAGGCCGACAAGTCGGACATCCTGAACCAAACCGTGAAAGCGGGCTATAAGTGTTATTATGCTGCGAAGCTGATGAACGCTAAGCGCGCCGTCGTGGTTAAGTCCAAGAGCCGCTTTACCGCTGCCTCCTAAGTAGTGGGTGGGAGTCTGATCATCGTGGTTGGTGAACAGGCGGGAGGGGGGAGTAATCCCCCCTCCCAGCTCCCTATTGCCCGAAAGGAAAATATGGAAAAAAAAGAAGGAAAGATTATTGCCAAGGTTCCCATGGCCAAGCTTCCGGAGGACTCCGAGGTTGGCAGCAGGTTCACGATGGGTGGGTACGTTGAGGGGATGGAGGGCGACATGGCCCTTGTTTGCCTAGAGACGTTCACGCCAGCGGAAGAGCCCGAGGAAACCTTTACCGAGGAAGATGCCCGCAGCGCAGCCCGTCAGATGGACGAGCAAATGGGCTACATGGAATGACCCATGCCCATCTATCTCTACGAGACTGAAAAGGGAGAGCTGGTCCAAGAGATCCGCTCGGTGGGTGACAGGGATAAGGGCCCTATGCGTAGGCGCATGGCGGCTCCTTACGTGTTTAGGGGGCACCCCGATCCGAGCACAACGGAGCAGGGGGCAAAACGATTTTACAAACAAGCCGAGGAAAAGGGGAAACTTCGCAACCGGAGGTACTCCAAGAGTCAGGTCAAAAAGATCTGGGGATGGTGATTTATGCCTAGCGTAAAAGAAATTTATAAAAAGATAGATGACGTAAGGATTGAGGCCGATTCGGTCAACCTTAACGTGGACGGGCTCGAAGCGTTGGCCTCCACGCAACAGGCCGACATTGCTCTGATTAAAGCAGATGTGGATGAGATTCGTGCCGATCTGGCTAACGGCGTAACCATCAACCAGCCTGTTGCCGTAACAGATAACAACGGATCTTTGACCGTGGACGGAACGGTCACGGCAAATGCATTTGGATGGGACAATCCAAATGGGGTTTATGCTCCAATTCCATTATCTGATGGTGGTGGTCATGTAGTTGTAGCACTAGATCAAGCTGGCTCTGGCTTTGGGAGTGTTCCTATCTCCGGCACGGTCACGGCGGATGCTGGAACTGGAACATTTGCTGTAAGCGACATTT